TAATACTTGGGCTGACCCGTGACGGCGCTGTCCGGGTTGTAGAACTGGATGAAGCTCGGGTCTTTGAATTCGAGGAAGAACTTGCCGCCGCTCGATCCTTCCAGACTCAAGGAGAACGGTGCGAGGAAGTCCGTCGGACACGCCAGATACTGATCGCTCGCGACTGTCGAGGCTGTCGCGTTCTTGCGGAACACGCTAAGCTGGACGTTCTTCAGTATGCGCTCTTCAGCAAGGCGGATGAACAGCGGGATGTTACTGACGAACGTGCTCTCGCTGTACTCAGACCACTCTTCGACTGCGGTCTTTAGCTCTGCGTAGGTCATAGTCATGTCGTGCTCACCTCCACGGTTCCGACCTTACCTACCATGCGAACCCGCTCAAGGCGAGGTGCCTCAACAGTGGGGATACCCACATATACCGTCAGCGCCTCCGGATTGTCGGGCCTTGGATTGCGCAACGCTTCCGCATCTGCGCGAACAGGTCGCGGCGTCAACTGCGGATGCTTCGGCTCGTACTCGTCCTTGCCAACCTTCAGCCCGTTCCACTCAACGCGCATGTCCTTGAGTCGATACCGGAATCCGGATCGATCAGATATGCCAAAGGCGTTTTTACCAGAAGCGTAGCTCATCGTCTCCCCGGTACAATGCGAAGCGGAACTCGATCCTCGTCCTCCTCAGCGGCACGAAGGAACTCTTCATCATATATCTGCTTGAGCATGCCCGTGCGCTCCGGCGCCCGCTTGACGGACAGGTAATACGCCAATCCGGCAACCGCACACGGATAGAATCGGAACGGCATCTCGGTTGTGTTGACCAAAGCACCGGCGTCATCGATCCGCTGCACGTAGTAATACACGATCTGGTCAGTAGAGTTTTCAGGCGCTGGCCACATGTTGATCACCGGCGTGATGCCTCGATCAACGTAGAACTGCACAGGACGGCCCTTTTGGTCCTTGTCCACTTGGCGCAGATACTCGCCGCGACCAATCCGCGTCATCTCGACATCAGAACCGTTGCGGCGCAGAACCATCTCGAGAACGTCAACGACCTCGGCACCGAGCGTTTCTTGCGCTTGGCCCTCGGTCAGCGTGATGGTCGCCTGCTCAACAGTCCACAGGTTCAGGCCCCGGTTGGCCCATTCGGCGAACATCAGGTTCAGAGAGCGACGAGCCGTCTTGGCGTCGTAACCTGTGCGCATCTCGAGCCCACAGCGCTCGTACGCTTCCTCGATAATCTCAGCGATGTCGAGGTTGAATGTCCGGGTGCCTGATACTGTCATTGGACCTACGCCCTCTTGGTTTTACGCTTGGCTGCGCTGACGCGTTTACCAGAGCCAACCCGCTTTTTCTCGGCGATCTTACGCTTCTTTTCAGACTTTGTCATCTCACCCGCGGTCTTGGGTGTTTCCGACGATACTCGCTTTGTGGGTCGGCAGTAAGGTGTTCCGCGTTTCTCGCCTTTTTTACGCCCACACGCCTTTCCGGTGCGGACGTCCTTCCAGTCTTCTTCGAACCAACGCCTGAGAGCAGCGCCTTTTTCTGTCTTGCGCACCATCAGAACACTCGCGTTTTCACGAGACCGCCTTTGGCCATTTTCTTCTTGGACTTATTACCCCAGTTCTTAGCGCCAACCTTACGACACTTCGCGATCGCCCCACTTGCGTAGGCCGATGGAAAGACGTCGTATCGCGCCTTAACCTTCCGGTAACATGCGTCCTTCTTGGCCATCAGGACATATTGCAGGCTTTGGGTTTTTTGCCAGCCATTACAGCACCGCCGTTTTTATAACCCGTAACCTTGCCACCCATCTTGTAGCCAGCCTCGACTTTGCCACCCATCTTCATGCCTTTGGATTTACAGTTAGCCATTGGAACCTCCGTAATCTGTTTGCTCATGTTAGCACGATTCATATTGCCTCACCACATTTTGCACGACCAGTACCGGGCCGATAACTTGTCGAGCTTTTTGGTGTCACAGCCGTGACGGGCTCGAAATGATTTGCGGCGTTTTGGATCGGACTTCTTGATAGTCATGTTCGCATCGCCAAAGCGAACGATCTTTTCTTTGCCTTTGTCGCAGGCTTTCACAACAAACTTCTTGCCGCCAGACTTTTGTCGGCGCGGCTTGTTGCATGCCATCTTGTCCTTGTCGATCTTCGGTGCCATCAGAGCGGGCCTCCGTTCTTGATCAGGATCATGTCAAACGCCGATGTCACCTTGGCGTTGTTCGTGCGCACAGAGGCGCGAACATCGATGTCTGTTCTCTCAGGTAGGCGTAGCGGGCAAGTGAAACTGTATAGATACTCGGAGCTTGCAACTTCAAACAAGTGTCCAATGATGAACCGATCGCCCGGGACGCGATAGTAGAATTTACCTGTGGCGTCAGCGGTGTTCTGGATCGTCATAACACCCTGCGTCAGGTAAGCAGTATAGCCCGCCGGGACGGTGTAAACACCCATGATGGTTTGCCCAACACCCGCGTTTATCCGCGCTACGGTAGTGCCTCCACGCGTTATTGTGACATCGCCCACGTTCTCCGACAGACCGTTCATACGAGCTGTATATACACGCGCAAAGCTGTTCGTCGTCGTGTTGCCGCTGGCGGCTGTAAGGCTGACCGTTTCTGTTATTTCGTTGAACAGGACATCCAAACCGTTGATGATGACGTTCTTATCAGCGTCTTCTGTGCTCGCTCGAGCGATAGAAAGTGTTCCGGGAGTATCGAAAGCCGACCAAGGGTAAAGGGTGTCGTTAACATCCCAAAGACTGCCACTCTGGTTATTCGACATGCTGGGCACTTCGCCAACGACATGTCGAAACGAATGCCCCGGAATCTGACCACGAGACAGCTGAAGCTCAAACGGCTCCGATCCCCCAAGCTGGGATATGGAGCGTATCTCGTAGGTCACTTCGACCCCACCTTGGCAATAAGCGCCTTAATGTCGTCGCGTATCTCGGCCAACATTGCGTTTGTGTCATCACGCGCTGCCTTCGCAAGGTCCATGTCTTCCTTGCGCTGATGCCACAGACGGCGAATTTCCTTGGTGTTCTCGATGCTGCGGCTTTCAAGGCGAATGAGCCACACCAAGAAGCCGACGAAGGCCAGCGCCACTGGCCAAAATTGCAAAATGGTTTCGGTCACGTCGGTCTCCGTCTAAATCTCTTCGCCCAAAATGCAGATGTAGCCTTCACGCGCGACGGCCACTTTCATCCGGTAATCTATCCAGTACCATAGGACCGGGTAGTTAGCATCTTTCAATGCCACGGCGTTAATCCACGCCATGAGAAGATACGAGGCGATGCAGGTCACGTGGTAGCCGCCTCCAACTCTGCATCCGTTGCGCCGTAGCCGCCCAAGATGCGTAGTGACTTAATGTTGACCACGCCTTTTGGTGCAATCTGGAAGTCTGTTGCGGAGAGGTCAGGTAGGGCTGTTGGTGTGGTGTTTGCTGTGAGTGCTGTTCCGTCTATTGCACCGTTAAGGTCACTGGATGTATTCCGTGATGCGATGTTGAACGGTACGTTGATGCCGGGGGAGTAATCGTCTGTAATCACTGCTGGAACCTGATCGACAACTCCAGACGCCACCTGCCTGAATATAGGGCTTCCAGTGCCAACTGCCGTATAAAGATAAGCATATACACGATTTGAAGTGCTGTTCTCCCACTTAAACCAAACAATTTCTTCTCCAACGTCAGTATCCGCATAAGTCATCTCCCCATCCATCGCTATCGTCATAGCAGTGCTGTCGTATGGCAACAGAGTGCTGTCGATGCTCAGTGCGTCCGCCGGTCGTGTGACCGTAGCGCCAGCCGTGGGGATGTAGGAGGTGGGGACGGAGGAGGCTTCTAGCTGTGCGCCGTAGAGAAGAATTGAGGATGTGCCGTCTAGGTCTAATGTACGGTCAGAATTTGCTTCCGCTGCGTAGACGAAAATAGTTCCAGCCGTATCAACCGCATCTGTCGTAAACGTAATTGAGCAACGATACCAACCATTACCAAAGTCTTCAATGCTAGCTGAGTGCGCAGCCGCAGAAGTTCCAATTGCGCCGCTACCTAAATCAAAATAAGTTTCCCCATCACCTGTGGTGAAATTGAAAGACCTTAAGTCAATCCAAGATAGTTGGTCTGCTTTTGCAAAGAGTGAAAAAGTATATGCTGTCGATGTTGATACTGTGACATTTACGGAAATTGCGACTGCCCCTGTTCCACCCGCGCCACTATCTTGCAGAGTAACCGCAGAATTGGCTTGCCCGTCAGGCCCGGTAACATCTAGTGCAAGTGTCGCTGTGCCAAATTTACTCCAACTCGCATTCGTAAAGTCCTCCGAATACGTCACCAAATTCGTAGACTGAGGCTCCACCAGACACCGCTTGACCCACGCGCTGCCGTTCCAGATGTGGTTGTCCTTGCGCAACTCGCCTGACGCCGCTGTCTGCAATGTGCCTGTGTTGTCGGTATATGTAGCAGTTCCCGCCCGCGTGTGCGTCAGGAGGCTGGCGGCTGTCGATGTTGTCCCATCCGCGCGATACTTATCCGCCTCGAAGTCGGCAATGGTCTGCGGGGTTTGACCACCGATGGCGTAGGCGGCAAACGGATTGATCAGAGATCCACCGACAATAGACGTATTCAGACCAATCCGCATGGTGCCACCTTAGTAGAGAGCCAGTATGTTCGTTGCTGTGGTGTCGGTGCTGTACACCCGAGTCACTTGGATCGGGAGAACAGTGCCAGCCTGCAAACCGGTAAACGTGACCGTGTTGCCAAGCGCCATGTCAACCTTAGCATTGCCAGCACCACCAATGTACAACGCACGTGTAGGACGCAACGCGCCGTCGTCAGCAGGTGTGACAGACGCCGCATCATAGGCGGACACCGTAGCGTCCGCCGTGCGATAAGAGGGAGTAGCCATTACTCAGCTTCCTTCTTCTTTTTCGTGGTTTTCTTAACCACCTTCTTGCTGTTCAGCTTGCCCATCTTAGCTCACCGTCGCGGAGAAGGGTGTCGCCTCGGTGCCAGTGGCGGCGCCGGTGACGCGAACAGACCAAAGATCAGCAGCAACGTCCTGTAGCTCCACGGTCGCGCCTTTGATACCGCCAGTGGTCGAACCGTTGAATGTGATGGTATCAGAGTCTGCGGCAGTCTCGAAGATCGAGGCGGAAGCATCTGTGTCGTTCGCCACGATCGCAACGCCAGCCATCGTGTCGTCGCCGACAACCTTAACAGTGGTCGAGTTCGACGTGATCGTGGTCGCGACGAACAGTTTGTAGGTGTTGCCAGAGCCGGTGGCTGCTGGAAGAGTAACAGCGATGCCTGCAGCACGATCAAGGATCACAGTGCGACCAGAATGCGATGCGCGAGTCAGTGTGACGGTGGAGTCAGTGACCGATACGATAGAACCAGAATCAGTGATGAAGCCGTTGGTCGATACGACCGGGCCGGAAAAAGTACTAGTTCCCATGAGAATCTCCTGTCTTGGGTCATGTCAGACGCACCATGCGCCTGTCAGGGATAGCTAAAAACTACAGTAGATAAGGCAAAAAAGAAAGGGCGCTATGAAGCGCCCTTTCATGGTACTTGACCAGCTTACGCGGCGCCCGGAGAACCGAACACGCAACGCGGGTCGCTGAAGCCGAAGCTGTAACGCTCACGCGCCTTGTAGCGCATGTTGCCCGTGTCAAAATCTCCTTCCATGCCGGTCGACAGACCAACACGTTCGAAGTGCAGGAAGCCACGAGGCGCGTCCGTCTTGATGAACCATGCATCAGGGTCAGTGAAGAAGTCATTCACTGCGTACCCTTCAGGCAGCATGCCCATCGAACGGAGAGCGTTCACGTCGTTGTCTGCGGTGCCAACACGGAGGTTGGAGACCATCAGACGCTCGGCGACGAACTGCAGCTGACGCGGGATCAGGAGCTTCGTACCGCGAAGCGCGATCTTCAGCCCACGCTCGTCCACGAAACCAGCAATCGAGATCAGAGCATCTTCCAACGAGGTCTCGTTGAGGTCAGCAGCTGTGCTCGGCGTGTTCGAGAACGTAGCACCACTTGTCAGCGGGTGGTCAGTTGCACAGAGCGCTTTGCTGTCACCACCAGCAAACGTACCACCGGTGAACGCGTTGTTCAGGATGGACGCCGCTTTGACCTGCTTGGTGTGCGCCATCGAACGCGCGAGAGCGCGGGTGTAGCGGCTGGCCAAACGGTCGTAGAGATTGTCTTCCACGGCTTCCTCGGTCAGAGAAAACGCGAGAGCAACAGTCTCGTGGTTGTAACGAGCGGTGTATGCTTCACCTGCTTCGTCGAAGGAGATCGCCGAGCCTTCCGACTTCGTCGGAGCCGAACCAAAGCCCGAGAGCATCACTTCTTCTTCAAACGCGCGGTCCGAAGATTCAGTGGTGTAGATCTCGGAATGCTGGTTCTCGTAACGACCATATTCCATGCCGAACAGGGCGTTAAGGCCCGGTTCCAGCTCTTTCGCTAGTTGTGCGCGAGAAATAGCCATAACTCAGACCCCCTTACACGCCAGTCGTCGAAACAGTGCCACCAGCAATTGCGCCGTTGGCGGAATTGAAGTGGTTGTTCAGACGAACGATGATACCCACACCAGCGCTGCTGAAATCCGAGTTCTCAGGATCGTCAACGACGCCCATGATACGCAGGTTCAGAGTGTTAGTGGTGGCGATTGTGTTCAGGTCGAGTGTCGCGGACGACATGCCTGTGGCCGCAGTGCCGGAAGCGCCGGTAGCAAAGTTTGCGTTTGCAAACACCGCTGCGCGGACCTCGGCTTCAGTGTCTGCACCGGCAACGACGTTGGACGTTGCGATGACAAACAACTGCATCGGGTCGTCGTACACGAACGCCTTTACAGGGTAGTTCGAGTCCGCACCTGAACCCGGCCAGTAGTTCGACCAGACTTTTTCACCGGTGGTCGAGGATACATATTCGCAGCCAGCAAAAGCTCCAAGCAAGCCCACAGTGCCACCAGCCGCTGCGCCAACGATGTCAATGACACCTGCGGCGAGCGGGATCACTGGGGAGCCCTGATAAATTGCGTTGGTATTGGCAGCTGCAATACGATACTCGGTCATGCCGGTGCTGTTGACATTCTGACCCACCTTACCGATGGGACGAAGGCCGAATGCGCCATTGATGTTGGCCATCCTTCAGCTCCTTAAGGTTATTCGGAGGAACGATTTCCGCCGAATGATACACGACTTCGCCGATCGTTATGAATCGGCATCGAAGGATGTTGCTCCTTCATGAGATCTTGATCGACAGCGGTCATTTGCTCGCGGGTCCGGAGCCCGTAATACTCGGATCTTTCTTTTGCTGTCTCAATCGGCATACGACACAAGATGAGCCCACCTTGCCCGATAACCCCTGCATACTTGCCGTCTTCCACGGTAGGCGCTGCAAAATCCGGATACTCTTCCGAGCGAACCGGCTCCCAGCCCTCACGCAGCTTGGCGTGTACGTTGATCTTGTCGTCCTCACCACGCATCGCAATGCGAATCCAACGATGGACGTAACCCTCCGGTGCGGGCGGTGCCGCGAGATGGTTAGGTGGAACCCAAGACTTTTTACGCGTTTCTGTCTCTCGCGTCTGAGCATTCCGCGGTGTTCGTTTATCAGTCATCTCAATCACTCCTTCACGTACTTGGCGTACTCTTCCAAAGGCACACCCAGCTTTTTCGCGATCGCGATCTGAGAGGGTGACAATTTCACCGTTCTGCGCCCCTTGTTTGTGCTGCGGGATGCCGAAGAAGATGCCGGGGCGACGGCAGCTCCTGCGCCCGATTTCGCCTTCTTAAACTTGTGAGGGAACTCACTTTGAAGTCGACGATCGAGCTCATTGTAATACTCATCGCTGTTTGGGTCAAATCCCTCTTGTTCAACGAGCATTGCATGAACTCCAAAAGCGGCAGACGTAAGGATCGGATCCTCGCCAAACCACTTATTCTTCTCCGCCCATTCCTTGGCCTTCGGGTCAGGCTTAGGCTGCTGCGGTTGCCGTTGTTGCGCGGGTGCGGGTTGCGCTTGCTGCGGCTGCGGCTGCGGACGCGACACACGGGCCTTTGCGGCTGTGTAGCGCTGCTCATCGGCGGCGAGTTTGTTCAGCGCATCCTGAGCCTTTAACAGCGCATCGCTGTCACCAGACTCATAAGCTCGCTTGTACTCCGCAGACCACTGGCTTTTCAGGCTCTGAATGCGTTGGCCGAAGCTCTCAACACTGGACTTGTCGAGCTGAGTAACACGCGTTTTCAGCTTCTTGTTCTCTTCGAGAAGCTGCTGCGCCATACGAACCGCTTCTTCTCGATCCCGCTCTTCCTTGCGGTATTTTGAAGTCAGCTGCTTGATGCGCTCCTGAACGCCCTTACTGTAGCTGTCCAGATCGTCTTCGCTAGATGAAGACTCTTTCTTAAGTTTTTCGGAGGTTTCTTCCTCCGGAGCGTCGACTTCAATTTCGACCTCTTCTGTTTCGACTTCTTCAGCCATTCTGCGTCTCCTCAGACGTGTTTGATATCTGCTGGGTCAGCAATGGTTGCGATCACCTCATCATCGTTGATGATGCGAACCTCCGCGTCTTCCAGTTTGAACCGAGAACCAGCATAACGGCCAATGCAAACCCATTGCCCTTGCTGACACCACGGCTCGGCGTCCGGACCAAACTTGTCCGGGTCTTTGTACGCCAACGGGCCGACACGCAGTACGTATGCGACAACAGTGGCAACAGCTTCACGATCACGAACCTCATCTGGGATGTACAACCCACCAGATGTCTTAGGCTTCCCCTGATACGGCATGACAAGAATCCGCCAACCCGTGGGTTGCGGAAGCCGGTCAATTGCGCTTGTTTCAACGAGGCTGGGATCGAGAACACGCTCTGACGGGTCGACATATGCGTTTTGCAGCGGTGTCGACTCCCCGTCAGGAATCGTTTTTAGAAGAGAAGAGCTCTTCGATGTCATAGTCAGTTTTCTCCAGCAAGGCCTTCATTTCTGACCTTGCGTAGGAGAGGCCCTGAATTTCACCCACCAAGGTTCGATACTCCTCGTAAGTCTTTGCCGATCCACGCGCGAGCGCCATCGCCAAATCCTGCTCACGAGTACGTAACTCCTTGTATAAATACTGGGCAAAATCTACAGCGTCCATTAAAAAACGTCCCCGTCAGACTCGAACATCTCGTCTGTGATCGGATCACCGGACACCCATTTGTCACAAGTCATGTTCTTGGAGCAGACAAACTTGATCGACTGACAGTAACCAACATCGCCAGACTCATCGCCAATGCACTCGAGAATGTTTTCGGTCTGGTTGTAGGAAGCACAGTTGCCACACACCTCAGTGGCGCGAAAACCGCCATCATCAGCCGGGTCTCGATACCCGTACTCCTCGATGGCTTCCTGCATGTTTTCTTCGTTAACATCCTCGTCCTGCGTGGCGACCGGGCAGCTCGGGCCGTCATCGTCGTCACCCATTGGCTTGAAAAGATCGATCGGGGTCATCTCCCCAAACGTGATCGTAATGCTAGGCATCAGTTGGCCCTCCGCTGGCTTATCGCCTGACGCTGTACGTCAATGCGCTCTCGATTAACTCTGTTCCGCTTTTCAGCGATATCTTCCTGACTTTCGATCCGTGCAGCTGCCGCAGCGGCCTGCTGGTCGATACGTGCGCCTTCCATCTCCATATCACGGAGATCAGCGATCGCCTTGCGCTCAAGATCAGCTTGCTTGAGATCAACTTCACGCATCCGGATCTGAACCAGAGGATCAGACATCGGGTCTGCGGGTGGCGGCAACATCTCTTCAAGCAGCTTCTGCTGGATAGCCAACGCTTCCATAGACACAGCCTTCTCAAGCTCGTTGGGGTCCTGCATCTGGGTGCGCACCTCTTGGATGCGCATCTGCGCTTCCTGCATTGGAATCTGACCAGATTGCGCCTGCGCCTCAACTTGAGTGATCAAACCCTCAACCTGAGTCACCACTTGCTCACGCGCCATCAGCGACACGTGCTCGAGCAAGTGCGCGTACAATGTCCCCATAACCTGCGGCGATGTCGACACCAACGGCGTCTTCATGAAGGCCACGTGCATCTGAATGTGGACATCGTGCTTCTGCTCAGGGAACGCCTGCAACAAGTTACCACCCAACGCACGGGCGTTTTCCACTGCCGGGTCTGTGGGTTGCGGTTGTGGAGGTGGTGGTAGAATCTCTTCGATGTTCTCAACACCAAGCGCCTCGTACATACGGCGGTACGCGGCGTGCAGGTTGTGCAGCTGCGGGTTGGTTTGCGCCATCTGCAACTGGCTCTGCGCCAGCGTCACGCGCTGAGCCATCGAGAAGATGTTTGGGTCGCTGACTGGTATGACGTCAACGCGACCATCGAAGTCCTCAGCCTTTACCGTCGACTCCGCGCCGTACACCTCGTACGGATACTCCGGAGGCAGGTACTCCGCGAAGACCTGCGCGAGCAGCTTCAGCTCTTTCTTCTGTGCTGCGTGGAGACGCTTGTGAACCGCGGACAGGGTCTTAGTGCCGCGCTCCAAGATGGCCATTGTCGTGCCAACAGGAGCCTCCTGACCCATGTTTTCGATCTGCTCGTCAGCCATCGACATGAAACGACGACCTGCATCGATGAGAGAACCCAAAAGCGCGGCCAGTGTAGACGACGGCTCCTTGTACGGCAGGGGGATCAGGCTGTCCCGAATAGAACCACCCGGAACGTCGATGTCGCGCCACTCGCCCGGTTGGATTGGCTCGTCATGCCGCGAAACGCGCATGCCCTTGGCTTTGAAACCACCCGGTAGGTTGGCCAGCGTGCCGCTGTCGATCAACTGGCGGAGGATGGACGTGGCCGCTTTACCAAGACCGCCGATAAGATGCAGAATACCAAAACCGTAGAACCCAAGACCCGGCATAAAGCGATAATGCACGAAATACTCGCGGCGTTCCGCCAACTCGGCGCCCTCAGCGAAATTTCGTCGAACAGCCAAGACCTCACCAGACCCATCGTCAATGGTCACGATGTAAGGCAGCGCAATTCCGGTTGGCTCACCATCCGGACCCAAATCCTCGAAGCCTTCAAGATCAAGTTCGACGTGAATTTCCAGAAGCGTGTGGGTCTCGTCGTAGGTCTCGTCTTCCTTGGTACCTTGGATTTCATCGACCTTGTCACGGACCTTGTCGTCATCCTCTTGGGCTGGAGTCAGATCAACGTCATCGCGATAGAAACCAGCAACCTGCAGTTTGCGAATCTCATTAGACTGCATCTGAAGGCGATGTGTGATGCGCGGCGAAGTCTCGAGATCAGTCGCTGAGTACGGAACAACGATGTCTTGTGCCGGAACGAACTTAGACACGGCTTTCTGCCGCGCTTCGTCAAAATAGACCTTCTTGAACACCGATCCGGATAGCGGGAGATAGAAAAGCAGTTGATCCGTATCCTGATCATAACCCGGCATCTCGTTGAGAATTTGCCAGTTCATGAAGTCTTTGACACGCTGCGCCTGCATCTCCTTTTCCATCGTCTTAGCGCCGATGATCATTGTACGGACCGGCCCGCTCGACGGGAGGATTTCCTTGTATGCTGCAGCTTGGAACTGGATCACAGATTCAGAGATCAGCGGGTGCGTAACTGCACTTGCACCTTCAAACGGGTTGTCACGCGTCTCTGTCTTAGCGCCAAGTTGATCCAAGCCCTCAACGTAGGTCTCTTCCCACTCGCTGCGCGACTCCAGATCGGCCTCATACGCACCGCGAAGCTCTGACGAAATTTCGCTGAGATACGCTGGATCGAGGTAATCAGCCAAGTTGGCGTTGTGCGGGATGTCGATGGGGCCTTCCTCAGCCAACATCTCCTCAGCTGCTTGAATCAGCGCACCGCCGTCCTCAGTTTCGGTGATAACGGCACCTTGGCCGAAATCAATCGGCTCATCTACTGGGATTTCAACCCCAAGAGCCTCCTCATCAGGCCCACCTTGCATGGAACCCCTATCGACGATCGGAGGAAGAGCCATCAGTAATACTCCCGTTTACGAGGTGGAATGTACTCTTCCTCCTCAACATCTGTTTGCAACCGGACAAACCGACCTTCCCTAAAGCGCATTAAGGCCAGTGTCGCGCTGTCACAATAGTCATCATTGGCGCCAAAGGGAAACGCAGCCATCTCTTCGATGACCTCCTCGGCAAACCGCTTGTTATTAGGATACCAGACTCTGCCCGACTCGAATAGGGGAGAGACTAGATTCATCCGGAACACCTTGTCGATGCCCCCACCACCCTTGCGCTTACCGGGCGAGAACGGCAATACCGTGATGCCGCGAAGCGACAGCTCGTCAATCAAAGGCCGCCCGGAGGCCTTGGCTTCGACAAGGACCAAATCGGGCTCCCAATACTTATGCTCATCGAAAGCGACCTCCTTCAACTCGGGGAAGTTCCATCGGCCCTTCCGTGCATCGAGAAGTATGATGTTATCGCCGCCATTGTTTTCGGCGTTGAAAATACCCCACGTCGTGATGGCCGAATAGTCAGCGCTTTCTGACTTTCCGAACGCGGTATCGTACGCCTGAATGATGTAATCGACGTCCGGTATCTTTTCTTTATCCCACTCCTGCCACCACTCGCGCTTAACAATCGAGCTCTGGGATGAAACTGGCTTCTGTTGCCACTGAGCTTCCCACTTCTGCGCAGGCAGAGAGGCCTTAACAGAAAGCAAACCCTCAACGTCCCAAAACTCAGGCCAAAGTGGCTTTTCGTTTGGTAGAATGGCTGGGAATTCAACAACCTCCCATTGGTCTGCGAGCGGGTCAGACGCCATCCGGTCAAGCAAACGCCCTGTAAGATCCGACGTTCCCCATCGTGTCATAACCACGATAATAGACCCACCCGGCTGTAGACGCTGTCTCGGACCCGACGTGTACCACTCGTACGCATGTTCGAACGCGGTCGGAGACAACGCGTCCTGCTCTGAGTGAGGGTCGTCAATAACCAGCAGGTCGGCGCCGCGACCGGTAATGGCTGAGCCTACCCCCGCAGCGTAGTATTCACCGCCGTGCGTGGTGCCCCAGCTACCGGAACTCTTGTTATCCTCGCGCAGTTTGGTTTCCGGGAAGATGCGTTGATACTCCGGGTCATCGATAAGGTCACGCACCTTACGACCGAAACGCGTGGCAAGGTCTGTGTTGTGCGTTGTCTCGATGATCTTGAGTTTTGGGTTACGCCCTAGAAACCATGCCGGAAGCAAGTATGACGCAAACTCGGACTTCGAGTGACGAGGCGGCATGTTGATGATCAGCCGCTTCAGCTTGCCATCAGCTACCGCCTCGAGCTTCTCCGCGATC